AGTGTAGAAGTTAGCTTGTGCATCATGCAACAAGTATATAACTTGCGTGAGATAGCCTTGGAGTGTCTGAGCCATGCGTTATCCATTGTGTTCAGAGTTGACTTTTCCCCCCACCTTCTTAGAAGGCAGAGGTACTCTTTCAACCACCGGGGATAACAAGTGGTTCTTCATGGGTGGCTTATCAGAGATTTCAAACTTGGAGAGAATCTTCAATCCTTCAGGAATGTCGTTTCTTGTTTGAATCAAAGCAAGCCGAGCCATGTAATTTTCTTTATTTGGGTCACCATGACCAAATATGTGACAAACGGCATCTTCTGGAGCTTCCACCGTTTCCCCCACAGGGAAGGTATACGGTTTGAACTCGTAGTTGAATGTTATGGGTTTTTCCCATTTGTTTGTCACATATAGGGTTTGCATAGCTTTAGAAGTTTACTGTGTCACCGTATACGCGAACATCGACTGTGCCAGCAACGGCAGTACCGACCTTCACATACAAGGCTTGCGTGTTGTAACCCGAAACAATCACATTGCCACCCGTGGTTAACGGGATGTCTTGGAATGTTCCAGTAGCCGACAAACTGCTTAAAGTAACAGCGTTTGCAACAATGTTGCTGGCGTTGCCATCATTGCTCGTATAGATAGTAACGTTTCCAGTAGCCACGCTTGCGCTTGGATTCTGAATAGTTATTCTCCGAACAATAATTGCACCAGAAGTTGCTACGCTATTTCCAGCAGTAAGCCCACCTCTAAGGATGGGCAAGGCAACAACAGCATTTCCAGTAGTTGCCAAAGATACGCCTTGAGCCGAGGCAATTGCATAATTGCCGAAGCTGTCTGGGGTGTTTTGACCGACTGCATCTGGATTAGCCATATTGTCTCCTTAACTTGCGTATGTGCTACCGACTGCCTGACCACCATTGGTAGCCAACAGAGTTACGGTATCAGCAGAAGCAGTTGACTTGGCATATACGTTCACACCATCAGAAATGATAACGCCACCAACGTTTGCAGCCATAACAGTTGCATTAGAAGAGCCGTTATAAGCAATCACAGAAGTGTTTGCTTGTGGGAACATGATATACACACCAGCAGGAATAACAGTACCGTTGCCGGTGCTAGTAGACGTGATGGTTGTAGTTAAGAAATACGCGCCAGCCGTGTTGGTTTGCGCTGCGGCAAGAATGATTTTATTTGTGCTTAATGACATGGTTTATTGCTCCTTATAGTGACAAAGAGTTGTAACCAGACACTACTGCCATAGATTTTGGCTTGGTCGAAACCATTTCCGCAATCATCAGTACAGCACCAACATAACCAATTTGCCAGTTGGGGAGTGTGGACTCGAATCCTGTAAACACAAACGAACCTTGCTCATGGACATAGAGCGAGAGATAGTTAGTGTTCAGGAAGTACACAGTACCTTCTGGACAGTATGGGTCTGGATAGATTGGAACGCCAGCAACCATCAAAGCGCGGAAAGCAGCTTGAGGACCGTTAGCATCACCATCAAAACCGCCACCGGGGGTGATTACATATTGTTCTTGACCAACAAAGTCTTGAGCCAATAATGTCCAAGTACCAAATCCGCAAACACCAAAAGAAGGTACTTCAGCACCATTCTTCACAGTACCAGAGATGTACTGCAAGATGTTTTGACGAGTTGGGTTGACGTTACCGGCTGAGTAAGCCTTTGATTGCCACCAAGTGTATGCAGAACGGCTGATGTTGCCATAAGTGCCAGAGGCAGAAACAGCAGCAGGGAGTCCTGTGAATTGTTGCGTGTTAGTGCTGTTGGTGTACAAGGCTGTAGCCATTGCATCCATCATCACGTTTGTCGCATCGTTCATACGGGCTTCAATCAATGGAATGATTGCAGCGTCTTGCTGAACAGCGCCCTCCATACCGAGGAACGGCACAGGGGCAATCATCAGCTTCAGGTCAAATTCAGCATTGAAAGCACCTTGTTGGACTGAAGGCTGGTTGAATGAACCAGAGTAGTCAGACCATTGAGCGTTAACAAACTGAGCGCCCTGAACGGGAACGGTTACAGATGAAACACCACCAGAAGCAGTTTGACTGTTAGCAATCAAAGCCGCCATCAAGGGCGTAGAGTTATAAAGTTGTACTACCAGCTTGGGGATAAACGCACGTCTTGTGACGTAAGTTAACTCGGTGTATTGAGTTGAACCCGTTGCTGGAACGATACCGCCACCTATAGGCATAGTTATCTCCTAGAAAAAAATCCCCTGTTTACAAACCAATGGGTCGTGGATTTCTCCGCAACTCATTGAGCGCTTTTGAGGCTTCATCCCGTGCTGCCATTACTGGGTTCTTGTAGTATTTACCTAAGTCAAACTTAGCAACTGCACTTGGGTTGTAGCCAGTCGGTGTGGGTACAGCAGACTGTTTCATCCAGTCCCAGTATTCCGCAGCCGATTCGTGATTCGTAATGCCTTTATCAAGCATTATTTTTTCAACTTGTTCAATTTCGCTTTCATCGCGAATCAAACCTTTTTTAATCAAACTCATTCTGCGTTTGTTCAAGTCTTCAACAGCCTCTTTCTCGCGAATCTTGGCTTCTAAGTCTTCAACACGTCTATTAGCAGCAGACACGGCAGTATGTGTGTGGTCTTCAATATCCAATTCAGGAATTACTAAACCGGGCTTGACTTTACGGGTCAAACGCAGAATTTCTTTCCGAGTCTCTGGATTGTCAGACAACTCACGCATTAGCAACGCCATTTGGTCGCGCTGCTCAAAACTCATGTCTTCTAAACTCATAGTTATCCCCTAACGAAATTAAATTACTTTTTTGCCGTCACCGGGCTTTTGAACTTGCATCTTGTTCTTAGGTCCGGTTGCGCTTGCTGAATTCAGTCCACCGAATTGGGAGAACCGAGGTGTGTTAGTTACAACACCATTTTGTTGGTTGTTGTCTGTTGGTCTGCGTGGGTTGTTAGCGCCACGGGGCTTGAATAAGTCCATGATTTTTCCTTACATTGGAGTTGGTTGAGGAGAAGCACCGCCTCCACCAGCACCCGGCATTGACATGGGGCTAGGGGCTGCGCCCGGCATTGGCGGTAAGTTTGGAACAGCCGGGGCTTGAGACATTGCACGACCTTCTGGCGTTGCGCCACCAGCTTGAGGCAAGTTTTGTAGCATCTGAATAATCTCAGATTGCTGTAATTCACCAGTTTGTTGTTTCTTCGGTCCTAACAGTCCTGTGAGGCTGCGAATAGCGGCTAACGCTTTTTGACCTTCAACAGATTCGCTACCGAGGCTTGGCAAGGCTTGTTCAATCAAATCCATTGCCATGCTAATGTTGACCATTGCGCCTTCTTTGTTTCCCATCTTGGGTTCAGGCGTAGACATTGGGGAAGACATTGGGGGCGTTGACGCATCAGACATTCCCGCTTCAGGAGTCGTTTCAGGGGTAGTTGTCCCTGCTCCACCTTGCTGTGAGCGAATCAAGTCCATCATTTTGTCAGTTGCCATATATTCCCTCTATCTGTTCAACAGTCGCGATTAAATCAGACTATTGTAGTTTGTCAAGTGGGGGGCGAACTTTGATTCCAGCCCCCCGTAGGAATTTGTGTGGTCAAGCCAAACAATCAACAGGGGTTACCCCCCGTTAATTACTTGCGGCTCTTACGACCTTTACGAGCTTTACGCATAGTCTTCTCCAAAGTTGAAGGCAGCGACCTTTTGATTAGGGAAGGAAGCCACACCCTTTTCCCTTTCGGGGAAACTGTTTAGCGACAGGACTTACGACCGCGCTTAGATTTTTTACCGTACATCATGTACTCCTATGTTCGTTGAATTGCTCTCATTGAGCGCTGCGCTTGAACTGCGGGGTTGACTCTAACATCAACATTCTTGTATTGCAATTTTCCACCCGCACCAGCTTTTTCTGCACGACCAAGTTCTTTGGTTGTTACAACGGGTTGGTCTGCTTTTGGTGTCAACTGTTGTGTTGCCATTAGAGTGCCTTTAAGTCTGGTTTCTCCCGCTTGGGAGGTTCTTGCTGTTGAGGTTGATTAGCGGCTGCCGCTTCTTTCTTCTTCAGCTTGTCTTTGAGCAATTGTTTCATTGGAGGCTCAAGCAAGTCAAGCAATGATTCTGTGTCAATAGCTTTGGCTTTAAACAAGTTAAATGCAAGCTGGCGCAAGTCTTCTGTGAAGATTGGCGAGTTAGAGTGGGCATCTACCTTAACCACATAGTCGCTAGTGAACTGTTCGGCAATAAATTGCCGCCCATCTTCGTCTTTAAAATGCGTTTGGTCATATGCTTGCATCAGTTTTAGATACAACGTAGCCACTTTTTCTAGAGAATCTTCCACAATCAAGGCGCGTTTCTTGGCTCTGCTAGACCCTAAACGGGCTAATTGGGATGCGTGACCAGAAGAACGAACACCAGATTCGCCTTTACCTTGCAATACAGAGGAGATGCCAGAAGCTTCTGAGAACATTGCGTCCACTTCATGTATCACCTCAAAGAGAGATGAAGGCATATCAGGGGCTAATCGTTCAGCCTTGGCGTTTGGCATATCGCTTGCCAGTAGTCCACCAGCTCGGTTAAGCGCAAAATTTTTCTCATCCAAGATACCAGTAAAGCCTGTAAGGGCTGTTGGCGGGTTAACTTGCTTAGAGAGCAAGTCAAGAATCTCAGTCATGCGGTTATTGCGTAACTGTTGGAGGAATACTAGGCGAGAAACCTCGGACTGTCCCCAGTAATAATCAAACTGAGGGTTAGGGCATATCTGAACAAAGGGCAATTCGCCTTTGAGGAACATAGAGCCACCGGGTCTGTCATAGATGAAGATGTCAGGGTCAGCCATTGTGACGCATTGATAGTCTTCAGTCTCGTCATTCCACACCCACAACTCAAACATCTTGACTGTCTCTTCAGCCACACGCGCTTTGTAGCGGTTCATGCCTGAGAGGTCTAGGTTGACGTTACCGTACATGGTTGGGTTTGACTGAGACAAGATGAGGCGGTCAACGCCTTCTGGCAAGTCTTCAGTCTTGGTGTGTACGTTAGTCGTGATGCGCTTAACGATTGACTCGCGCTTGGGATGGGAATACAGCCGGTTGTAAAGCTCAGACTTGGTAATGTAGTAAGTTTGAACGAGGGCTTCTTGCCGGTCTGTATAAGGGGTGTCTTCACGCAACACGCCAATGCTGGCTGGCTCAACCATGTATGGATGGATGCCGTTGTTGTAGACAAGTTTGATGAATGTCGAGTTGAAGACAAGCGACCAAGTAAGTGCTGAACTAAATACTTGGTCTGCGTTGGAGTTAAGCCACTCATCATTGAGCGCAAGCGTCAGGCGAGGAACTTTAATTTGTTCTTGGTCTGGAACAGCAGCTCCGACATTGATAGAAAACCGTGTCGTTTCTGCTGAGTAGAGGAACGATGTTAGTTGGTCAATGTGCGGATAGATTTTATTGAAGATGCACGGTGGCTCATCAGGACCAGCGCCAAAGAGAAAGAAAGAACGCAAAGAGCCGTAGTCACTCTTGCGCTCTTGCAAGGACACCATGCACTTTTCAATCAAGTCACGGTAGAACTGTTCTCTAAGAAGCTCGTTGGATGGAATCCGCATTATTTCTTCAGACTTAGGTTTTCATGGTCGGCAGTATAACTAGCCATCTTAGGTCCAGTCAAATTTCCCATAGAGTTAGGCATTACTGATACAACCTCTGTTTCTTTGCCAAGTTGAGGACCAACGGGTCTATTAAATCTTCCAGACAAGGCAGACTTCATATCCACGCCTCCACCACCGCCCCAAATAGCAGCATCTCTGGGCTGCGGTTCTCTTGGACGCTCTGCGGCAATCTTAGCCTCTTTCTCAAGCTGGCGCTTAGAAGTTTTATTCTTACGAGTAAAGAATCCCGCTTGGTTCTCGCCCTCACGGGTAGAGCGAATGTCTGTCATGTCAAAGTCCATAGCCAATTGTTTGACTGTTTTGTCGTTCTTCTTGGTTGTATCCGAGAGTAGCCCTGGAGCTTGCAAGAAAACTACATAGACTTCCTCTGAACAATTCTTCATTGGGCATTTCGCCTCCATACTCTCAAAGTATCCGTGTTTGTCGCATTTATAGTCTTTTAGCACAGCCATAGTTATCCCCTTTCAAGTGCTTCATCTAAGGTCTGACCTGAGTAATCACCGCGATTGCTCACCCCTACCTTAATCTTTATCTCCCCATTGACTAGGTGCAAACCCGTGGTTCGCGCTAATCGGGGCTTTGGTTCGCGTCTGTATTCCACGAACCGTGTCTTGTCTCTGTTTTGCATGACTGCTACTTCCCCTTTTAGCCATGAGTTGTAACCTTTACTGACCCGTATCTGCATATATTCGGTCAGAGGTCGGATGCGATAGAAGAACACATCTAGCAAATGGTCTTTGTCAACACCACACAGCTCGGCAAAGAGCTTGACAGAGATGCCTCTGTTTTGGTCTTTAACTAAGCGTTTAATCACGCGCAACAGTTCACGCTTGGGTATGGTTACTGGCAACATACTCGATGGTGTATCCAATGGATTGCAAGAAGGATAGAAAGTCTGGCTCTCTATACGAGGTGACGCATATAGGGTTTACCAGTATGTGTGTATCTGAAACAAGTTTGCGAGAAGTTGAGTGGCAGCCTACAAGTTTGCCAAAGTCAAAGTCATCATGGAATGTGGGAATAACGTTCTCTATGGAGAAGTCTCGGATAGTTTTCTCAGAGGCGTACTTCATACCCAGTTCAGCAAAGGTGTGGCGCTTCAAGCAAGAGAGCTGCACGTCCTCATTCCAGAGGTGTATGTCTTGGGCATGGTTGTGAACAATGCCGTAACGGTTTGGCGCTTCAAGAAAACGCTTGCTTCTTAGGCTAAAGCCCCCGTTTTGGACAAGAGTTCGGGGAAATTTGTCGTGCCAAGTGCCTTGCAGTAGGAGCTGGTTGCCCACCATTGCAGCGTGTGAGACTCCACCGATATAGTCATATTCGTAGTATTCAGGCTTGAAGTTAGCCCCGTTTAGCACCCAACTATCGTCTTGAACAATCAGGCAGTAGTCAGTATCAATGAACGCATACAGGCTGTGCATGATAAAGACCGAATACATCATGTAGTCGAGGAAACCTATTCTGTGCCAAATAATGTCATCAGGTAGGTTTTCTGGCTTAGAGATAGACAAGAGCATCCCTTGTGAGCCGGGCAGTTCTTTGACAGACTTCTGTATGGCAGGGATAGCGCTTGCCCCATTGTTGTGACCGTAAACAGAAACTACTGTGAGGTTGTTATGTTCCATAGACACCAATCTTCTTCAAGTAGTCAGATACGTTGCGACCGACAGCCACCTCTTCGGGGGTCTTGTCTTTAATGGCGCGAGAGACTGCACGGCTAATTCTCATAGCGGTCAAGCGAGGTTGTAGTTGCTCGGCATAGGCAGCAGCCGCCAGAGCAGAGGCGATTACTCGGTCATCCTTGTTGCGACCAGAGGCAGCGATTGACCCACCCTCACGGGTTATGGTCTTCATCTCTTCTAGGGTTTCCATGTCGTAGACCGCCATCATTCCGCGCTCAAAGTAATCCTTCATGTAAGTCATCATGCGTTCTTTGGTCTGTACCGTAGTCAGCCAGCCAATAGAGTTGGACATTCCACCCATCGTGTCGTTCCTGCGCCAGATGTAGTTGGACATTGAACCGTAGACATCCATCAGTTGCCGACCAATCTCTCCAGCCATAGCAGCCGCTTGGCGCTTCAAGTTCTTGAGTTCGTTAATGACTGCTTGCCCCGGTCCATTGACTTCGAGGTTCAAGGTTGAGTTCTTGTATGCGCCAGCAAGGTGGGCAATCACCCAAGCAAACTGGTAGGTGTTGAGTTCAGAGGTGGCAAAGGCAGCAACTTGCTCCATACCGTCAGAGTAGCAACGATAAACCTGAATACAGAAGCGGTCAGCCCAGTCGCTTGACCCATAAGCAGGGTCAGCACCAATGACGTAGTAGGCGGTGTCTACAGGCTCTTCCCATATCTTTAAGGTAGCCAAGCGCTCAGTTGACTTGACTACTTGGGTGTCTTGGAAGTTAGCGCCAAAGACATAGCGGTAGTTATCAAAGGAGAGCTTCTTAGAAATCTTGGCTGCATCAGTACAACGGGCAATAGAGAAAAAGCTAGTGCCGGTCATCACAAAGGCATAGTCCTCAGTCGGTGGGAACTCTTGGTACATCAAGCTCTCATCCTTGAT